CCACCGCCACCTAAGTTAATTCCCTGCATTGCTCGTATATTCCTAAAGATTTTCACTTCTTTTTCAGTACTTATATCAAACGTTTGTCCGTCTGGTGCTGGAGATATATTATTATTCACACCACCTACAGCAAGTCCGTTAAACGGCTGAATGCCATCTGCTCTTTCTGCTGCAGCACGATCCCAATTATACATAGATGCATATTTGCCACTGTATAGCGTTACACCACTTACACAAAGCGCCGTCCCTTGTCTCATGTCAGCATTTCCAGAACAAACTTTAATAATCAATGCATGTTGTTGCGGAATATAGTTTGTTGGCACTTTGAAAGTAAAAGAATACCTTCTGATTTCTCCGTAGAATGTAGACGGCTCAGGGAAGTCCATCTTTTGTTCACTCAATATGTCGTAACTTACGTTATCTCGGAATTTAACGCAGCATACGTGTATTCTCGGTTTTCCTGTCTTACGCACGCCATTTATCATGGCAGTTCTAAAATGAGCGGATGCTGTATATTCATTACCAGGATGTATACCGTTGTTCACGATTGCTTCTGGATAGTTATACATATCTACCCTTGCAGCATTCACCATCTGCTCGTAATCGAATATATGTGTATTCTTTTCTATTACGACATTTCCCCAGGACTTCCAAGTAAGGCCATATCCACCTTCAAATCCATAATAATCGTTATGTCCAATGTTTTTCTTTGTAACACTAGAAAAGTCGGGATCTGCTATTAGGTTTCGTCTTGATACCGCAGTTGTTTTTGTTCCCCATTCGTCTTGGAATAGGAAGTCTAGCATTTTAACAGTTACACCGTCTTTATCAATGGTTATCTTATCACCATCAATTCTAATAAGATTTGTATCAATGCCTTTTGCAGTTAACCATTTCACCATTGTATCTGCATTAATATCCAGTTTTGCAGCATTGATTGTAATTTTCCCAGGAGACATATTGATGGCAGTAACAATACCGTCCTTTAAAATCTGCGCTATAATCCCTTCATCTAACACTTCTAACCTAGATTCCGTTTTCGTTACATAACCTTTATAAGTTTCATTTATAAAGGTTTCTTGTTTTCCAGAAACGAGTGAAATACCTTTTTCATTAGCACTAATACCTCTTTCTAATTCTGTAACTTTTTTATTGTAATCTTCAGTAGCTATTCTATTGGCTATATCTTCTAGCATTTTGTCAGTATCCGTTTGATCTTTCGGATGTAGCCAAAATTCTGTAGCTATCGTGCCACGTTGTAACATAGGTGCAGCACACCATAAACGTCCATTTCTTGTAACGTAATAACGCCATCTCACAAACGATGCATTAGCTGGCGCTTTATCTGTGCATACAGCACGAACCCATGTATGATTTACAACAGTGATATTCGTTCTAGCTGTCTTAATGCGAGTTTTTTTGTCAGCAGTCCACCATTCAATTTCAATAAATGCACCGCCACTATCAATAGGTGTTTTCCCATCAGTATTGAAATAACCTGATGCAACAAAGTCTTCGTTAACTTGACACTCAATAAATTGACTTGTAAGTCCCCACCAACGATCTTGAGACTGGCCAGTAACGGTAATTGCAAATGTATTCATACCTTTGTATTTTAAATTCGTATCAACAGCACCAGTAGCTCCATTACCGCTATTCCAAAACCAATATTTCTGTCCTAACGTAAAATTAGCATCACGCAACTCGTTGACAGTACCTAAACCACCTACATAAGCTTCAACATCTTTCTTTTTCATTGCTAGCTTCAATTCTTCAGATTGTTGCAGGATCGTTGTAGTAGCTTGAGTCAGTGTTTGCCCTTGCTGAGTTTGTATTTCCTGTATTTTTTTTACATCACTTGTTATCCCTTCGGCGTTCTTCGTAATCTCCGTTACTTTCTGGCTGAATACATTTTCTTTTACCCCATCTTCCGGAGACGGAGCGAATGCTTTCGGCATAGATCCTTTTAACACAGATACATTTTTGAAGTAGCACTCACTACCATCAGCAGAACGATCGCCATAAATATACAAGCTAAAACCTTTTTTCATATCTGATTTATCATGTAATTTCATTGTTGTATACAGGCGAACCCACTTTTTAACAGGTTCGATCGTTAATTCTGGCGTACCCCCACTATGAAAGCCCATTGAAGTGTTACCCTCAATAAAGTGGTGTAATCCTACCGCTATTTTGTTATTTGCTGTTTCCGTCCATACATCTAAAGCGATCGTGTACGTATCACCTGGCTGGAAATCATTTCGGAAACTAGCTGGCATTTCTTGAGGCATTCCAAGCCACCTTTTAGCTTGACCGAATTGACCATTTTTGTTAATAACAGCAACTACAGGATACCCAAACTTTTTGTCATTAACGTGCATATGATAACCCTTTGTAGGATTTGTTGTTCCAGCGTTATAACCTGTAGCCCAATTACCAGCGCGCAAATTACCGTTTAGGTTCTTATCCCATTGCAGATCGTTATCGGCCCAATAGTGTGTGAAATCTCCGTTACGTGCATAGTTACGATCACCAGCATCATTAATGATAGATTCTGTTTTTTCAATACGCTCTTTTACACCATTGAAACTTTGTTCCAACTCATAAGTCGATTTTGTGAAATCTGTAGGAACTGACCCTTTTTCGAGTTTGTGCTTCTTCATACGTAGTCTTTTGCCTACAGAGTCTGCATTTCTAGCAAATCTTATCCTTAATCCCCAACCTGTGGATCGTTTGTCAATCTTGAAAGTCCAGGACTCGCGTTTCCACACGTTAGATACAGGTACCCCTTTCTGTACAGCCTCATTCCATATACCATTAATAAATTGGAATAAAACGAAATCAACTTGAGCATCATTTTGTATGTCCAGAGATATAGTCATATCTTTATCTTTTTCAAAGTCACCCATTTTCGTATTATCTAAATGAAATTGATAGAAAGAGTCAGTATGATCCAAGCATTCTAATACAATGTATTCAGCAGGCTGTACAGCGAACTTAGCTTTGTTTACTTGTGCGCCTCCAATCATTCCAATTGTTTGTGGTTTTTCGTTTGGCCCAGTGTTAATAAACCAGTTTTCAACTCCAACAGTACGATCTTCAACCTGCTCTAATTTTTTAGAGATTCTTCCAGCTTCTTCTTTTATTTCAGTTGTTATCTTGGTGAAAACATTACCATCTGCAATATCTTCAGGAGCCGGCCGCCAAGAATATTCTTTGCTTCCTATAGTCAATTGTGGTGAACTCTGCTGATACCAACAACCAGTAGGAGGGTTTACGTCAGGTTCTATACGTAAATGACTCTCGTTATCTGTTCCTGTTAACGACATCATACTTGCTGTCACTGTGAACGAAACGCTTACCCTTTGCCATTGATTAGTAGATTTATTTGGACGGATTCCGGTAGCACCTGCTGTAAAATAGAAAGTGTGTTGTAAATCTTGGCCATCCGTTAAACCTTTTACTCGAGTATAAATTGTATAGGTTACTTTATCTCCTACTTTGACAACTCCCCGATTCACCAAGTCTTTGAAGTTATAAGCTAAAGCAGTCCATGATGATTGGGTTTCAGCAACTGCATTACCTTGAAAAACATCCTTCGAAATTTTAACTTTATCTGCTGATTTAAGCCACCAACGATTGTCCGCTTGCGCAAAGGTCAAAGCGCCATCAAAAGATTTAGAACCGATTAACAAGTTTCTTACATCGTCATTAATGTTTGCTACACTTTCTTTAACTTCTGAAATAACTTTCCTATTTCCGTCCGCATCACTTTCTAATGTATTGATTTTATTTGTAGTCTCACTACTATTTTTCGTTAATGTTTCAATAGACAGTTTAAATTTCTCAGAATCCTGTTCAACCTGGGTTACTTTTTTATCAATTTCACCTTGGTCTCTTTGTACGTCAGAAATAGTTCTCGTAACTTTTTGAAGACTTTCTGTTACTTTATTAAATTGTCCAGTGGTTTCTTCTTGCACTTCCTCCACTTTCTTATTTAATTCTTCTTTTGTGAGCTGAATATCCTTGTTAACCTGCGCCAGTGTATCTTTTTTAATTGATTCCACATCAGGAATAAGAAGCTCCCAATCTTTCCCGTTCCATACTTTTAAAATACCTGGTTTACCGTTGCTAATATCTCGCCATAATGTTTTACCTGCTATAAGATTATCAATTGGTGGATTTTTAGCTTCAATAATATTTACCGTATTATTTTTCAGGTTTTCCTGGACCTTTTCAGCAATTTTCTTAGCGGATTCAGATTCTTTTTGAGCATCATTTGCTTTTTCAGCAGTCTCTTTAACCAATTTATCTAGCTGATCTAAAATTTCTTGTTTACTACCTAATGAAGCCAGGACTTTATTATAGAGCTTACGTAATTCCTCGTTTGGATCAACAATTTCACGGTAATCACCAAATACATATTTATCTTGCATCGGATCTTTAAATGACTCATCGCCAGCGATTGCTCGTGCTTCAAGGTATAACTTGGGTGTAAATCCAGTATCTTTAATTCGGATTGTATCGCCTTCATTAATTAACTCATGTGCCAATCCAAACACACGACCAATTGATTGTGCTTCAACTTCATAAGAAACAGATGTGTTTACACGTTTTTTCATCTCTGTTTTCATAAGAGTCATTAAACGGCCTGGAGTTATATCTTGTTCTGTCTCTGGAGTATAGAATCCGAATTTATGCTTTCCTTTTTCATTCCAGCGCTGGAACGCATCATTATCTACGATGTACGGCAAACCATTATTTATACTCTCAACTGTAATTATCTTATCTCCTTCACCTTTAACGAACCCTATAAGCGCTGTACAGACATTTTGAGAGTTTTCAATACGTTTGATTCCCATTAAATCTTTACCAAGAGTTACTTCTTTACCTATTTCTCGACCACGCTTCTTAACCATATCCACATAACGACCAACGAATTGATTACCAACAACTTCAGCACGATACACAATTTCCAAATCAAAAAGAGAAGCGATATCCTTTAATAATTTAAGCGGATCGATAGGTTCAGTGATAGTCATTGTATGAAAACCAGAGTATTCTGTACGACCTCTTTTCCACTTTGTCCCTGTTAAAGCTATGTCAATAAACTCATTGACCGTTTTCCCTTCAATTCGTTGAGGATTGATAACACCTGCTTTTGCTAATAAAATCCACTCACCAGATGCATAAGTAATTACGGATCTATCATTAGAAACTTTTTCAGCTTCAGTAATTACATACGGTACAATAACACCGCTACGCACCTCTTTTAACACTAAGTTTTGTTGCATGAGTGTAGCTGCTTGTTCTGTACCATCAGCCGTTGTAAAATCAAACTTATCAATATTGTTCTTGATTTCCCAATGCCGTTTATCATCCCAATAATCTTTAGATTGGATAGTAGAAACAATTTTTTCTGTTTGAAAATCAACAACATGAAGTATCCCACTTGGTGTTCTCATCTAAATCGCTCCCTATATTTAACCTTTGCTGTTCCTATATCAGAAGGCATGATTTCAAGTTTATTAATACCTTTATTGATAACAGGAAAATTACTAAAAATATCTTTTATGTTAATAGCGTTTTTCCCTTCAATACTGACATGACTGTTTTCTGTATCAATCACAACTTTGTCACCAACATCGACTATATAAGGCGGTGTATTTTGATTATTTAAGTTCACTTTCCAAAATTTCAAATCAGAAACTGTCATCGCTTCTACTGGCGGAACATCTTGCCACTGCATGATACTTATCTGTATTTGAGCTGCTTTTTCCATATGTTTATTGTCTTTATCGGTCCATCTTGCAAAGCGCTCTGAATCATCTTTTTCTGTTCCAGGAAGAAATTTTGAAATATAAGCCTCCCAATCATTACCGGTTCTAGCGATCCACAACCTACCATAATACTGATTCCATGTATTCGGATAATCACCACTCTCATAAATTAAACCTGTTTTTCCAGGCTTATTATCATATCCAATTACCATCGTTCCAAAATTTTGTTCAGCTTGCCAATAGAGGTCATTCATGGCAATTTTTGAAAGAACTTTGCTGTTTTCATCGAGTATCGCTATCTCAACTCGTCCCATTTCATTTATTTTTTTACTCTTACATGTAACGTGGGCTTGCATAATAAAATCTTGTACTGGCCCACCAGGGATACTCTTCTTAACAGCCGCGCCATGCCATCCATTACCCGAGCCATAGTCCGAACAATAGAATTGGTAACTATCTGTTTTCATTTCACCAACTGGATTACCATCTTCCATAGAACTAACCTTACTCCACCCTACAGTTGTGGACATTTCATCCCATATAAGACGTTGATTTCTTTCTACAGGCAATTGCTCCATTTTTAATGGCATTCCAATACGGAAATAATCCGGTTCCTTTGAATATTTATCTTCAAACCATACATCTAAAAAAGTGTTTGGGTTCGTAATGTCAATCTCAATAATCGGATTTGAATGCACCGAGCCTTTGTTTTGGACATTAGCAACTAACCCACTAACATCTTTTTTAAAATCAACCGTTTGCTCATTCCCTAATTTATACGGCATTGGACATACAAAGTTCAAAGTACCTTTTCCTAAAGCAACAAAATCCTCAGGATCAAAATCTTCATCAATAACCGCTAGGTATGTCCTATCAGGTGTGACATCAAAGACTAATTCAACAGGTTTTTCTGTAATTAACCACTCTGCTATTTCTTCTTTTAATGTTTCTAAGTCAGATCCGTCAGGAACAATAATTCCGACCGGAACAGGTAAAACTCGCATTTCAGTTTCTGTCGTTAATAATCTTGCACCTGGATAACCTGGAACACTTAGAAATTTCCGTTTTAACGGCGCCCACGCTGGTCTTTTCCAACCTTTTTCTATTTGAATGAAACCTTTACGCTCATTGTTAAATGTAAAAGAGCTCACGTTGCCACCTCATTTCTTTTAAAAATAAAAGAGACTCAAACTTAAAAGTCTGAATCTCTCTGCGCTTCTCTTTCTTGATATTCAGTTGTATAACGGTACGTACCACGCGCTACATCTCTTCCTTCTAAATTAACAGGCACTTCAATAACTAAATCTCCACCAAGCATCGGAATAACTCCACCGCTAGAAGATGAATCAGACCCGTAATTAATCACTTGATTGGATATGCTACTTGCCATAGCTTGTCTACTATTTGACATGCTTCCATACACACCACTCATGACACTCTTTAAGCCTGATAATTGACTCACAGAAATAGCCATCATACGGCTCATGTCACCCATTAGTTGATTTATTTCTCCCGGCATAGCAAATTGTTGTCGTGGCATGGCTGCTACGATTCCAGCACCAATATCTCCAAGTGTCTTTTTATTCAGGGGAAGCACAGCTTCTCGTCCCGCTTCTCCTGCACCTTGCAAGTTTCCACCATTCATTCCGAAGATAGTTGGTTTAGTGAAGATACCACCTTTTGCGCGCCAATCAATATTAATTCCTGACGGAAATGTAACATCTTTACCTAAAACATTTTTCGTGCTTGTTTGTAAGCTGAAGTGTGGAAGAGGTGGCATTTCTGGTTTTGGAATTTTTAACTTCAAGTCACTAAAGAATCCCTTAATCTTCCCAATAAATTTTTCTATACTGTCAACTGCATCTTTAATTGGATCTATAATAAAATGTTTTGCCGCTTCAAATTTTTCTTGAGCTGCATTCTTTACAGAATCAAATTTTTCCCGTGCTGTGTTGTACATATCATTAAATTTCTCTTTTGCAGAATTATAAGCTGAAATTATTGGTTCAACGATGTATGTGTAAACCATCTTCCATGCTTCAAGTGTATACCCTTTTATTTTCGCCCAAATTCCTAACATCCAATTGGATAAATCATTTAACTTTTCTTTTGTTGCGTTCCACAATTCCTGAACAGGCTGAATGACATATTGTTTTACTAAATTCCATGCTGCTGATGTATATGATTTAACTGTCTCCCATTGTGAATTTAGCCAAGAAACTAAATCACTGAACTTTTCTTTTACTAAGTTCCATGTATCTAGAACAGGTTGAATAATATATTGCTTAAATAGTCCCCAAGCAATTTGCGCCATTGCTTTTGCAATTTCCCATTGTGTACCAAGCCAAGTGACCATTTCACCGATTTGTGTACTTACCCAGTCGTAAGCTTCCTGAATCGGTTGAATAATATATTGACAGATTGCCGCCCATGCAATTTGTGCACCTGCCTG